TCAGCAAGAGACGCGTCCGCATTGGCCTTACGCATGTGTACTACGTGCAGCTCTTCAGCGTGACGCGCCTTCTGTGCGTCGAGTGCCGTACTGACGTGATGCTTGTCGGTCGTGTGCGCCAACGTCTGCTGTGCAGATGCGTTAGCAACATTGGCCTCAACCATCGTCTTCGCAGCAGCCGAGAGATCATTCGCCTCTCGTCCGGGACCGTTCGCGTCAGCGTCCGGCTTGTCTGCGGAGTCAGTCACCAGCGTCTCAAGCGGTGCCTCCTGTGCAATCACCTGCGGGTCTGCGTCAAGCACACCGCTGCGTTGCAGGATTTCCGCTGCCGTAGTAGCGCCGACAGAACCCTTGAGCTGGAGCGTCGTATGCACCGGCTGTGCCTCGGGCAACTGCGGCATCGAGCGGAACATTTGGAGCGTCAACTCGTAGTGCATCAAGAACCGTTGACGAACTTCCGAGCTGAAGCTGTCGAACTCGGGCGCGTTGATCGTATCCTTATGCTTATCCATGTGGACCGTCATGTTGTCCGAGATTCTCGGCGTCACCGACGCTTTCATCAACAGAGACTGAGGATCGTCGTTCGGTCCGAGCGGCTGACCCGTCTCCGGGTTCATTCCCTGGTTAACGGCAGCCATCGTCTTCTGAACCTCTTCGGGGTTGAGCGGTGTGCCGACGAGCATCTTGTCGTTCTCCCGCAGCGCCGCATCCTCATCTCGCGCAAACTGCACAGCGAGGTCCTTCACGTCCGCGATGTCGTAGTATTTCCACATCGACTCAGGCTTGATGAGTCCCATCTCCACGAACTTCTCGACCTGCTTCCTGCGAGCTGCGCGCGTGCGCGGCATCGAAGAACCGGCCTCAACATGAACCGTCAAGTCCCCGGCAAAATCCGCAGCCACAAACGACTTGAGAGAGGACATACCTCCGAGTCCACGTACGGTGAGCAGCCTAGGCTCCGTGTAATACTCCTGCGCTAGCGCAAGCATGAACTGACCCAACCGGGCCAGAGCGTTCTCGTTTGCGATGATGGCCGGAGCGAAACGGTCCGTTGCCATCTCTTGAAGCAGGTCGATCGCGTCAGCCGCCTCTAGATTCGGGGGAAGCTGACCCTCCGTAACCTCGGTAAGACCGAACACTTCTTTAAGCCGCCCACTCAACTCTCCGAGGAACTGAAACACATACGGGGGAATCGACGGTAGCTGCTCGATCTCGGGCTTATGGTTGCCGACCGGCGTGTACTCGTACACAGCCCCCGGCTCAGTAGTAAGTCTCTGCCGTAGCGAGTTGACCGGAGCCCACACGCGAGGCTTGATGACCATGTTCGTGTACTCGGTGATCTGAGAGAGTAGACGGTTGATCTGCTTTTGGATCGGCAGAGCGTGCGTCGTAACGCTATCGTTGATCGTTCCGCCCGGTATACGGATGCCTCTGATCTGAACAATCGGAAGCTCGTTGATCGGGTAGGGCCACTTCTCGTCTTCGAGGATCGTGTCGGGACTCTCGATGAAGGCGACGTAGCGTCCGTTCGGAATCTGCGGCGTCTTCTTGAAGTACCCGATGTAGACCGTCTTGAGCGTTCGCTCCCCGCCACCCAGTTGCGATCCCTGACTCGGCAAGGCTTCGTCGGGGGCGGCAGCAACCTTGTCGGGAACGATCTTCGACTTCTTGGCTTTCGGCCAACGTATCTCGATCTCGTCCGGCTCCAGATGATGCGCGCAGATGACCCACTTAGCGTCAGGAACAGACTTAGCGTTCGGATCGAGGTACACGTCGAAAGGCGACATGGACTCAACCTTCAAGTCGCCCATGTAGGCGACCTTCTCCATAGTCTTTGGGTCAATGTTTTGCACTTCGAGCTGAGACTTGTACTCCTCGGCAACGCCGGGGTCGGTGACAGGCTGTCCGTGTGGGTCCATCAAGAAGCGCATCTCGGTTGCCGCGTACGGGTCCCAAGACGCCTTCAAGTAGCCGTTGTCCGCGAGTTGCGACCACGTAACAGCCTCTTCGTACTTGTCACTCATCCCGAGCTTGCGCCACCAGTCTTCGAGCAAGTCTTCAGCGAACTGAGCGGCCTTGACCGCTTTGTCCCCGACCTGTCCAGGTGTAGCGCCCCAAATCGGCTTCGTCTTAATCATCTTGGAGACGACAGACTGGACTCCGATCGAGATTTGGTTCGAGACGATACGGACGCGGTAACGAGGCTTCTCTCCGTCTTCAGTCGGAAGTGACTCGATACGCTTCGCACTCGGGTTCCAGTAGCTGTACTGGTTGCCTCGAAGGAAGGCGAGGTTCAACTTCCACTGCCGCTCCTGGCGCTGACGCCCGGTGCGAAGCGAGTCCATTTTGCGTCGGAGGTCGGCAGCCGTCGAGAGTTGCGATACGGGCTTCAGTGCTGAGCCTCCGCTCACGTTGTCGGCCATTTCGACCATTCGTCACCCCCTACGCGTCGATGTCTAGTTGAGCAGCCAAGTCTTTTTCACCGGCTGCTTCGAGGATCGCTTTCGTAAAGCTCGTATCGGTCGGGCGACCGCCAAAATCCTCGTTGAACTTATCGTCCTCCTCCTCTTCGGAGTAGAACAACTTCTCTTCATTCGTCATCTCTTGGTCTGCGCCGCTGACAAAGTTGTCGAACGACATCGGTGCGCTCGGAGTCGTCTGAGCGTACATACCACGCTGCTCCAATACCGCCCGAGCTAGACTCATCGCCTCATGGGTGATCTCGATGTTCGCCTGGAGGAGAGCCTTGAACGCCTCTTCCACTTACTTCGTCTTCTTACGCTTGTCCGGGCGATCAGGTGTCGAGGTTACGTGCCTCGGCTCGGCCCTATGCGATTCAGTACCCGTACCCGACAGAACGGGCTCGACGGGCTCAACCGGATCGACGGGCTTCTCGATCTTCTCGACGATCTTCTCGACGATCTTCTCGACTTCGACGATCTTCTCGACCGGGACTTCAACGATCCTCTCGACTTCGACGATCTTCTCGACGGGCTTCTCGACTTCGACAAACCTCTCGACGATCTTCTCGACTTCGACAATCTTCTCGACGGGCTTCTCGACGATCTTCTCGACTTCGACGATCTTCTCAATCTTCGGGAACCTGGCGAGCGCCTCTTCAAGATGCGCGTACGCTTCGAGCCTTCCCTCCACGATCTTGACACGCGCTTCCTGCTCATCGTGCGCGGTCTTAAACTTGTCGAACAGACCAAGAGTGTCCGCCGCATCCGTGACACACCCGGCGCAGATGTACTTGCGTCCGCTGAGGGCTGTCTTTACGGGCGGGTCGAACATGAGCCCCGTGTCCGCAAACTTCGTGTTCGCGGGTGCTGCGGTGCAGATGCAGCAAATGCTCGGTGGCATGTTCGGGAAATCAACTTCTTGCAACTTGTCCTCCTGTTTTTACCACTCGAATCCCAGGTGCTCATCGCACCCACGCTGATCCGCTGACTTTTCAAGGTCTTTACGGAGACGAGCTGCCAGCTCGTCCATATTGGCCGCAGCCATCTCCTCTTCCACTTGAGGCATACCGGGAAGAAGTACCCCCGCCGTCCCAAGTGCGATCTCCGCTGCGTCTAACGTATCGTCCTTCGGACGCTTTACCTCCGGGTCGTACATCAGCCACTCGTCAATGAAGTCCTTGAACGAAGCACGTATCTGAACGCGCCCGATCTTGAAGAGAGGCGTCATCGCCATGATGCGCTCTTCCTTCTTCTTCCCCGTTGGAAAGACCGGGATGATCGGAGGTAGCCCCTCTATCCGCATCGCCTGTTGTGCAAGTGCAGCCTGGTACGCGACGGACTCAATGCCGATGTAGTGCGGACGCCAACGAAGGTGTAGCTCCCGGATCAAGTCGATCTGATCGGGAAACGAGATGCGTTTCGCAATCACGTCCACGATGTATGCCTGGGAGATGTCCTTCGTGACCCCGAGCACCACGACCGCTGTGCGGTCCGCTCGGTCAGAGACGGCGATAGCGGGGTCAAACCCGATGTAGTAGTCGAGGTCGATGTTCTCCCATCGCTCCCTCAACACGCCGTC